AACCGAGCCGAGCTTTGAGCCGTTTGATGCTGTTATGCTTAAAGCTCCTGTAATTGATCGGACTACGAAAGTACCATCGGCTAAAGCCGCATTTCTGAATTTAATGTAAACTGGATTAGTTGCAGAAGGATTATTCCCATCATTTGATTTAATCCTGCCAATTAAGGTGTTAACCGTTACTTGCCAATCAACGTATCCATTAACAAGTCCGGCAAAATCCAATTGCTCATACGCAACAGAATTACCGGCCGCTGAGCCGTGTGCCAATCCTGTATGTTTAAACCCACCCATTGGTAAATTTGCCGTTGGTGTTGTCCGTCCGCTTTTGTCTATGCTAAAAGTTATTTCTGTTCCAATATCGTTGATTTCAGAATTAACGATTGCCGGATCAATAACCGTTAGACTTTGGTATCCACTTGCGCCTGGTGGAGTAACCCTACTATAAGTTCCTGATGCATTTCTACTCATTATTCTGCCTGCTGTTTTGAAGTTGAGATATTATCGCTTGTTTATATGGTATTTTAACGGGTCTCTTTGTACCAGGCAGTTTCGGATTAGTTAAAATTCTTGCCATTCGCCCTGTTGCAAGCGCCGCCTCTCCCATAAGCCTTGGAGATTGTGCTAGCGTCGTGCCAGCCAATATTGTGGCGAGCGGTATATTACCCATCGCTCCTGAAACAACCGCTCCGCCAGCAGATCCACTTCCTATTATACCGCCCAACCCCCTGGGTTTTAACGAAGATAAAGCCGCACCATTAAGCATTGCAATAAGGTTGTCAGCGCCTTCTTCTTCGAGAAGCTTACCCATTGCAACTCTATTGCCATAATTTGTATTTGCATTGTTCCGCGGGATTGAAAGCAACTTTCTTAATGCCGTACTATCACCAGAACCTTCGGAAAGACTTAATTCTTTTGTGATTCCTTTTTTTTGATTAATATCACCCTGGGTTTTTTCCATCAATTTCTTGTATCTGGGCGATTGTTTAGTTATTTCGTCGCGTACTTTTCCGTAAACTTTCTGTGCAACAATTCTTTCAGGAGTCCCCTCTGGAGTTGATTTGTATTCGATTTCAAGCCTTTTCTTGAGCTTGTCCAAGCCTTCTATTGTGCGCGCTTCACGAGGTGGAAATGGTGGATTTACACGTCCAGAAGCCACATAAGGCCGGCCGCTCCATTCCTCTATAATTGGTTTAATTTTTTTAGCCACATTAACTGCAGCAGGATTTACTACATGCCCCTGATACATGCCAACATTACTTGCATCCTTTAATGCTTGTTTAATCCCGCCGTAACGCAATATTGTCTTATCCTTTACTATTTCATCAAGTTCATTCGTGTATTCCTTACTGAATCTTTTTGTCAATCCCTTTAATCCCTTTTTTGCGGTTGATGCTATATTTTCAAGCGGCGCATTGCCTCTTAAATAATCGATAAGTACTTGTTGTTTAGTGCTACCCTTAAAGCCCGCCGAAGCGGCGCCGGTTATCGTGCCGCCGCCTGTGTGTGTGCCTAGTTCCCCTATTAGATTACCTACGACACTGCCTGCGCCTTTTAAAATTGGAGCCACTACTTCACCAGCGCCAGCGCCTATCGCACTCATAGCGCCGCCCTGAGCCCTTTCTTTTAAGTCGCCTGGAGTTGTTGCCGCGCCTATTAAGCCGGATACCGCTATCCTCGCCGGTATGCTTCCAGGCAAGGCAGCGTATTGAATACCTGTTCCGAACAGCTTACCAGCTTCGCCAGCAAAACCAGTCGCCTTACTTAGGCCTTCCTCGCCCCACTTTACAAGCTGATTGTCTGAAGATACGCCAGGGATTAAATCCGCAACGCCTCCTGCTGACCTCAATACCTCGCCACCTGCGCCTTGCAGAAAACGGCTTAAACCAGACTTTTCAGGCTGTACTGGAACTTGTTCCTGTATTTGCTGAGTAGTATCGGGAACTTCATATCTTGCGATCCTACCATCTGGTAACTGTATACGTGCTATTGGCATTATTCGAATCCTAAAAACTTAGCGCCTGCTGGTAAATTCATACCTTCTGGTAATTGTGGTTGTGGCTGTTGCCCGTACTTTCTTTTTACCAAGTTTATACGGTCTTCGATAGCCGCCACTGAGTCATATATTTCATCGATATTCTGATTCTTCTCAATATTCGATACCTGCCCAACAATAAACGCTCTATCACTATCTGAGATTTGAGCGCCAAGTCCGCCAAGCGTGTCTAGTACGGTTTTTCGTACGCCTCTCTTAAATCCCTCTGTATTTACAGCTTTTTGGCTGCTAACACCCAAGGTATCGTACAAGCCACGTTCTAATCTATCGCTTGGAGTGTTACCTAAAATCATAGGCGTAGAAGGTTTTTTAAGCCTACCGCTTTCATCACGCTCTACCTTGCCCTCAGGATAAAGGTAACGAGTCATGAGGCTCATTGTGTCACCCATTTGTTCTGCTCCAAGCTGTTCCTTACGCTGCAGGTCTTGTCTTGCCTGAGTGTCTTTTTGCTCCGTTTCAATTACTGATTTTGCTTGAGCAGTGCCAATATCGTAAGGTTGTTTAGCCTGTTGTTTTGCGGTTTCTACAGCCGATTCTCTCGCCGTTGCGCTTGGCCCCAAAACTGGCGAAGCATTGTTTACCTTATCAACATATCCAGTAACATCTGGTCTACCTTCAACAACAGCTGTAAGCCCATCATGCCAAGCTTGAGTTGCCTTGTTTTGATTTCCACCAAATTGTCGTAAATAATGATTGTAAAGCGTAGCACTCCAGGCCTTTTGTTGTTCTTGAGTGCCACTCCTTGGAAATTCAGGCATAGGGAACCCGCTACCGTCTTGAGTTGGTCTTGTGACTTGTGTTGCACCATAGGCGGATGATGTAGGATTAGTCGACCTTGCAGGATCAGGTTGTCCGCCTGATTCAACGGCAGCTATCCTGTTTATTTGATCTACAACCGGGTCAACAGACTGCTGTGTTTGTGGTGCACCTTGTGTGCTGTAATCCTTAAACGCAGGGTCAATTTGATGCAAAGGAGCAGTGCCTTTTCTAAAATCCTGTGTTTCATATTCCTGCGGGTTTTGCCCAACTACTGCCGCCCTTCTATTAGCGATAGATGCAGGATCGTAAATAGCAGACTTTTTATCATAAGGCAAGCCTGTATCCTGATTAACCCAGGCACCAGCTTTGCCGGAACGCTTACCCATTCTTACGAAGTTCCCTTCCGAGTCGATTGAATTAATATACTCATCATTTAAAGTTGGATTAGCATCATTCCGTACTTTATAAAGAGCAGAGATGTCGCCAAGGTCAACGCCTTGGCCAGCTAGTCCGGAAGCGTCAATGTCGCCGCCTTTTAAAGCGTTAGCAATTGCCTGATTTTTACTTTGTTCCCGGTCATTTTCCATCCGCTCATTTTTAGCATCAAGATAAGTGCCATATCCGCTTTGTACCGCTTTCGAAATAGATTCCAACGGCGATATTGGTATATAATAATTTCCAACAAATTGAGGCTTTCTTGGCTCAGTGCCTTCCCTGAGACTCTTTGCTAACCTTTTTCTGTAATCGTATCCTCTAGATGTAGCCATTTACTTACCCTTACCGGCATAGTTCCCAATTAATCCACCGGCTTGGCCTCCAGCCTTACCTCCGGCCGCTGCCCCCATCGGCCCGCCAAAATATCCGCCCACCAATGATCCAATTATTTGCCCTCCGGCCTTCACGCCGCCAGCAACATTAGGATTTATATCATCATCATAAGGCCCAATATACGGTTTTCTTATAGCTACCTGTCCGTCTGCGGTGTAATTACCTCCTGGAGTTTCAGAGCCGTATCTGTTTGAACTACCAGGCAATCCGCGAAGTTGAGCGGCGTAACTATCAGGGCTCGGCGTATTAGTATCCTGCACAGTTTTTTCATTTTCTTTGCCATACTCTTTTAGCCCATTAGCCAACAATTTCTTATAAAATTCATTGTTATTTTTACTGTAAGATTCTTTACCGAAAAAGTCACTATTATTTTTATTAAACAAGTTAGTGCTATAATTATTTGCCACCGCCGCCTCCCATTGCACCGCCGCCTCCTCCGCCAGCACCGCCACCCATGCTTCCAGCTGCTGAGGAACCTACTTTTCCACCAGCACTTATCAATGATGTAGTTGCCTGGTTTTTACCGGCTTTTTTAGCTTGCTGTTGTTGAACTCTTGCGTTTTGCTGGTCTTGAATCTGCTGAGAAAACCTGTCTACCGAGGTCAAGTACCTATCAACATTCGACTGCGAACCCTGGAAAAGCCGCTCCTGAACACTATCAGTTCCACCAGCGAGTCTGGTTGCCGTTCCCTCGCCGCCTTGGAATATCCTTTGATTCCCTGCTTCATTGCCCTCGAATATCTGCCCCTGAATATCCCTATTGCCACCATAAAGCATACTGGCTACATCTACAGGCTGGCCTGTATTTACGTTTGTTTGACCGGTATATTGAGGAGCAAGACCTAGTATTCCAGATAATTCACTAGCGGCTTGATTACGCCGTGTCATTTCCATTTGTTGCTGTAATTGTTGCTCTTGCCCACCTTGGGCAACAACTGCAAGCCTCGCGTCATTAGTGGCACGATTGTAGTCATCTTGTGCTTTACCGTAAGCTTCTCCGCCATAGGCCAATCCCTGATTAGCCAGCTTGGTATCCAATGCGTCTTTTTGTAGCTGTAGTTGAGGGTTTAATCTTTCAAATAGTGCGGCTTCAATTCTTTGCCGCGCCACGTCGTCCGCACCGGCTATTTGCTCGCCGCTAATTTGATTTGCGTTTTGAGATACATTTCCAAATATGCCTTGTAACTCTGGAGAAAATGAGGTTTTTTGTTGGTATTGAGGATTTTCAGCTGTGCCAGTGTTTACCCATTCAACGCTACCAGTAGGACCTGTCTGGTTAAATCGGTTAAAATCCTGGTCTAATTTCGCTTGTTGAATATTTGAAGCTTGCTGGATTTGCGGCGCTTGCTGGATAGTCTCCTGCAATTTCTGCTGACTTTGCAATACAAGAGCTTCGTTTCTTGCTCTATTGTCGGCTTCCTGTTGCGCAATTTGTTGCTGTCTTAACTCAGCCTGTCTCTGTACCTCTGCTTGTTGTGCTGCATTTTGCTCTGCTAGTGCTCTTTCCCTTTGTCTAGCTTGTTCGTTTATTGCTTCCTGCATTTTCATGATTTGAGCGATAGGCACTCCACCATATTCACCAGTAGGACCTGTACTGGCGTAAAGCCTTGGAACAAAAAAGTTAAACCATTTTTTTAATATTCTCACCTGTCCACCTGCACTCGCTTCTCAACATACCAAACACCAATAAATCATAGTTTTTAATACCATCTGTACAATGAGAATTTTCCCTCATTATTCCTTCAAGTTTCAAACCAAGCCTTAAACATAGTTTTATCGATAGCAAGTTGTTGCTGCTTACAAAACAGGTTATTCTATTACATTCCAATAGTTCAAAAGGATATTTGAACGATTTCATTATAACTTCCTTATTCAATGCTCTCTTGTCATCAATTGCAACTGATACGCAAATACTTTTGATTTTCGGCTGCCAATTGTCATAAACAATTCCTGCAACTATTTTACCACCTTTGACTATGCCGAAACCCATCGGCTCGTCAAAACCTAATCTATTATACATCCTTGATTGAGTCCATTCAATTGCATCATCACCTTGGATGTAATCCATTAAATTAATCCTCCGTTCTCAAAAATTAAATCCCATCCAAGAAATTTAAATGATTGGTTGTTAGCAGAAATTGTCATTTTTAAAGCTATGCTATTACCACTCCCGTTGACTTTTATCCAATCCTGGAAGGTTATTTCATCTGAACTCCAGACATTAACACCCCATTGTGCTACGCCCCATAATGAAAAAGTTGAATCCGTAATTATATCGGCATTTGAATCGACTTGTTCATCCCGAAGATTAACGTTAATCCCTATTGCTGGATTAATTTGCCCGCTTGATATAAAAATAGGCCTTATGAATTTATAATTTTTTTCTACTGATGAACCTGGAAATCTGAATGAACTCTTTATAATCCCACTAACGGCGACACCTGGGCTTACACCAGAAACAAGGTCATTACTTTTTGGCACGTCCAACTCATAAACTTTTGTACCGATTATTCCGTAGATTTTATCGTTAAATGAGATTATATCCACTGCATCCCATCCAGTAAATTTACTCCATTTCTTACTTATTGTGCTCATCACATATTGATGAGACGCAACCAATTCTGTTGATGGTACGTTTATAATTAGTTTATTTTGAAATGGACATACTACCACTTTCCATCCAAAATTTGCTCTATAAGTAAACGTATCACTACCCACCTGATTAAGTATATTATCAGAGATTTGCCGATTTTCCGCTACTACATTGCTAAACAATGCCTCCTGAAGTGGCGTTAATCCGTCCGCAGTCAGAGCAAAAACATTGCTTGATAACTTTGCCAGCCACCTGCCGCCACGATTGTCTGCGTTTGCCATTGGGCGCCCGATAAAATAGTTACCGACAAGAGCAAAAGTTGATGCACTTGCCGGGTCAGTACCCTGATAAAGTAATGCCTCGCCTTCGCTTGTTATCGCACATAAATAATCATCGATCGTAGTACCTGCGCTCGAGCTAATGTTAAGTATTGCAACTAAAAACCCGCCAAGTTTTGCAACGCCGGCAAAATCAAGAGCTAATGCTGCTCCGCCAATAGCAAGAGCGCCTAAATACCACGCATTTAAAGTATTTTTCTCGACAAAGAATAATCTGTTTTTCCAAACTGAAACTTGCGAAAACAGGGATGCATTAACGCCTGTTATTGCAGACGCGTATCCGGTGCCAGATGGTGTCCATGTACTTCCATTATAAAACATGGGTAAATCGGCGGCATTAACAGCGACAAGAAAATTACTTCCTGCCCCGCCAAAGTTTACAGTATCCCATCTTGCATTTGTCTTGCCGGTTACAACGGCCGCACCGACCACCCCGGCACTGGTTACGTCATAAATAGCTGTCGTGACTGCTGCAAACATTTTTTTCGCTGAAATGCCATTGTACGCCATAAGCGTTTCGCCCGTTGCAGGTAGACCTGTTACGTGCGCAACACTACCACCTCGGACACTGACAAAACTTGATTCTGTAAAAATATTATCCAGATTAAGAGCATATTCCTCGCCCATATTAGAGATTGAATCCTTATCATTAAGCCCTCCTGTTGGAGCCTGATAAGATTTTAACAATGAGCGCCTACTTTTAGGCGTTTTGTATTTCATCGCTTCAAAGCATCAATAAGTTTCTGAACCTCAATTCCCCTGTCTCTTTTACCAGGTAGGTTTTGTATCGGCACGTTACCTTCTATATATCGACCTTGGTTTGTTGCATCCAAGCCGGTTTTCCATGCTTGGCCGACAGGAACGTCTGAGCGGGAACCGCTTGATACCATCATGGCTTGAGCATCGTCTATGCCGTATCTGTCTATCAGTTCCTCGATTTTAATATCGCTCAAGCGGCCGCCTTTAAGCGGGTAATTGTTCCTACGTGCTGCCAAGTCCATAAGAAGTCGATCTTGCGTAGCTCTGGCTTGAGCTTCTCCAGTTAGCCTTAGATACAAGTCGAAACTATCTCCATACGCTTCAGGCATCGAGTAAAGCTTACCTGTTTTAGGATTCAATTTCCCTGCCAATTCCATTTGCATTGATATAGGATTACCACCGCGCGCCCATCCTTCTATATTCTGCACCGGATGCTGGAATTCATGAGCGAAGGAACTTTCAGGCTTATCCGCCAACATGCCTATGGTAGCCCTGTTTTTAGATTTATCAAAAGAGCTTGATCTTTCATTCCATCGCTTAATTTCAATATCCTTTAGAGCTGGATAATTCTCCATTAATTCAGGATGTTCATAGCTCATATTAAAGCCGCCTGTATTTCTGTAGGTAGCCGTGTTGTCTGGTATTTCGCTAAACATCGGCGAGTTTTTGTTAATCCGTCCCATCATGTGCTCGCGCCAAACCTGCTCAGGATTAATGCCTGCGTCCAGAGCTGCTTTGGCTTTTGCTGCTACTTCTGGATTCCAGTTTTTGGCTTTAGGCCCGATGAATGTACCAAGCGTACCACCTGAGCTTGGCGGAGCAAATGGCATTGAACCGGTCATGGCAGTACCAGCAAGGTTTAATCCAGCCTCAGCTTGCTGTTCCATGCTTGGGTTTTGCACTTCAAAAGGGTTTGCATCGGCGTACTGTTCATCTGTTGGCATCCCTCCTGCTGTTTGCATATTATTTTTTAGCCATTCGACAATCCTTTGAGTGGCTTCACCCGGATTGTGTACTGCTGAGCCTATTACGCTCTCGCCTTCGCCAAAATTGGTCTTGTCAGCTATCTGCGATTTTAATACGTCAGCCATAGATTTGTAGCCACCTTTTAGTTCTTCCATTGTAGGAATCACTGATCTATCAGCTGACTGTAATCTCGCTACAGATTTTTTATCCATTTAAATGCCCCATCCTCCGGCCTGCACGAAAGTTCCCGGTATGTAATTTTGAGGCGCGTCCATATTAAGAATTGGTTTAGGCGTGTCTCTTAATACAAGGTTATTAACCATAGATTCATAAGCATTAAAATCTTCCATATACTCGAATCCATTTTGATGTTTAAATCTCCACATGACGCCTAATGTTATCACCTCTTCATCAAGAATAGGAAAATCTGTGTCTGCTGTAAACGCGGTTATTCTATTGCTGCCATTTGTACCTACAAAATTCGTCACATACTTAGCAAAAACATTTTGGCCGGAAGGCGGAACGGGGTAAATATGAAGTTCATTATCTTCAATAAAATATTGGCCCCAAGGATTTGTATTTATCCAGGCTTTATTGATAGCCTGTACTTGAGGCGACATTGGCCCGTACAATGGAATCCTTGTCGTACGGTTATAAATCGTATCATCGATTATATAGTCCAGGTTAGGAAAAAGAGTCGTAATAACACCTTGGTTTTCAACGGCAATGGTCATAAAGCTTACTTCTTCCTGTAGTGCTTGCCATGCTATTTTTTTACTAAGCGCTTTTATTTCTTGCCTTAATAGTGCTCTGCACTGTATAGACGTCTTATTTGTAGAACCGATAAGTGTAGGCGGAGCTGATAACCCTATCCGCTCAACAGCTTCTTGGACTATCGATAAAATAGTCATCTTTTAGCCTGCTTTCATGACTAATGAAGGGCGGCCACGCTTTTTAGCCACTTCTGTAGAAATTGAGAATCCGCGCTGCTTTAACGCATCGATTTCAATTTGCATATTTTCGAGTTTTACTTTTAAAGCTTCGTTTTCAGCAAGCAAAACATTTGATGATTTTAGAGCGTTTTTTGCAATCCTTTTAAGGTCATGAGCACCCATACCAATGCGTGACATAGTATCCTCATTCATTTCCGCGCAGTCTTCTAATGTGCGGATATTGCACTTAATTAATGCTTGCCGTTGGTTAGGCGTAAACGGCAAAAATGTGATGATGGGCGTACCAAACTCTGGTATTTCATTACCTTCCTGCCAGCTTAAAAAAGCCGCGTTAAAATGATCGTACCACGTCATTGGTACTATTCCAGACCGGCCTTGTTGACGCAACTCTGTAAGCCATTCTGTAGCAATCTTTTTTAAATTATCACGGCCACCAACGGGAGTTATAGATGCAAATGGAACTAGTTTTGATTGATAATAGCCTACAGCAATACTAGCATCACGGTCTTCTATTTCCATGTTTTCGAATGTTACAAAGGGGGGACGAGCTACCATTTCGCTAATCATATTTTTTTCCTGTTTTGTTAAAAAAAAGCGTACTAAAATAGTTTTAGTACGCTTGATTAGGTGCGATAAATGAAAAATTAAGTTATTTGACCTTGTAGGAATGGCCTATTGATATTGATTAAAGCCAAGCCTGCTGAAGGTGTTCCGGTTGTGGTCGATACCGATGCACCTAATATTTGCTCGCCTGCTACTGCTGCATCGTCCACACTTCCAGGAGTTGCGGCAAGCATAAACACATTTGCGCCTGGAGTCATAGCGTTAGGAGCCTTAACAGCTGCCGCCCCACCTATCTGATACCAGCCGAACTGATTAGCAACGTTAGCTGACATAGCCACCGCTACTGGCCCAATACCACCAGTAGCCGGAGCCAAGGTAGTTGTTGCCGAGAATTGGTCATAAGTTACGAGAGAACCGACAACCGTTGATGCAACGCCTTTTAAATAAATAAACTCACCGCCGCCTAACACGTCATCAACTGCATTAACAACCATACCAATAGTATGTTTTGCTACAGTTTCGGTTGCTGCTATTGGCTGTGACCATAAGATTTGATCTGTAATTCTAAATGCCATAATTTTAAAATGATGAGCTTATTAGGCTTTCATCACTCCTTGCAAAAAGCGGGCTGAAGTGGTTAAGTTGCCTTGGAAAAGTACAGGAGCAACCATTGCATCCTGGTTAACCGATTGCAGCTCTGGCATGATAGTCATGTTGGCATCTTTATGCGTTACGAATTTAACAAAATCCGTATTGACAAAGTAAGCATGTGCAGAAGGCATACCGGAAGCCGCCGCGTCGAAAAATACGTCTGCAAGTTTGTACTTCATATTTACGAAGCCAGCTTTTGCAGTAGAATTGTCATTTGTGTAACGCTGGTTATTAACCTGAGAGTTCTCGAAGAACGTGAAGTAGTCTTCTGACATTACAATAAAGTCAGGATGATCCCCGCCACGTGTAAGCCTGAGCCACAATGGCAGCATTAAGCTTAATATGGTTGTCGCACTTGGAGTGATTGCACCGCCACCCTGTAATGGAGCCGCTGCGCTTTGTACAATGTTTTTCCAGAAAGCCCAGACGTTAGAGTCGATGCCACCGACAACGTTTGTTGGAGTATCTGCAACAATGTGTTGAATACCACCGATTTGGTTTGCCAAAGAGCCCGCGCTGTAAATATCTAGCGATATATTATTTGCGAAAGTGCGCATCGCGTTTAAAACCTTGGATTTTGCCAAGTTGATAACCGCTGTTTCACCGCTGTTTGACCTGATTTCCAAGCCTGGTGTAATGATGTTTACAGCCGATTGCCGCCAAGGAAACTCTGCGCCTGTGATTACATCTGATGACTGAATGTTTAGTTGATCGCCGCCTGAATATCTTTGGTATGTACCATTTTCTTGATAATCGAGAGGGCAGAAAATAGACCGACCACCGTCACGCTTTTCCATATTGCCTTTTTCTTTCAGTCGATTGAGCAATGCGTTATGTTTAGTGATCTGATCTGATGGTTTTCTGTTTTGGTAAGCCTGGTACGTGGTTGTTACTAGCTCGCCGAAGCCGCTAAAAAGCGTACTTTGCCCTGGAGTTGCCATAAAATAATATGCCTATAAAATTAATTTCCGTAAATCCTGCTGTAATTTTCTTTCAGGATTGAATCTATAGTGTTGGCACCTGATACCTGTTTCTCCGAATGTCCACGTTTGTTTATGTTCGTCGAAGCCTTGTTTCTTGCCTCACCTGCTTTTTTTGTTGCCTCTTGCTTTTCAGCGATCACCTGTTTAGATATTGCCGATTGCCTTAAATCTTTGCGCTGCCATAGCGCCTTATCGTAAGCATCTTCTAAGTCTTTGGCTAATCCGGCTTCAAGTAATTGAGCCATATCTTGCCTTAAATCTTCAAAGTGTTCCGCTCCTTCCTTAAATTTTTCGATAGCCGTTGCTGCTTCTGAATTTAAGAAATTTGTTTCTTTTTCTTGTTGAGCGCCAATAACCTGTTTTAGTTGATTGACCTCTTCAAATAAATTATTAATTGCCGGGTTGTTGTGTGCGGCCATTGAGCCATCAAGCTTTATGCCGTTAGCGTCTGCTACGTGCTGGATAAATGCAACCGGGTCTTTTTCAGCCCATTTCGATAATTTATAAAGCTGTTCAATGCCTTTATATTCGTTTCCGTAATCAGCTCTAAGCCCGATAATTGATTCCGCTATCGGTTCGAATCCACGCGCCCAATCAGCCTTCTGTTTATACTCAGACAAGCCTTTATGCATATCGTTCTCGCGCCGCAAGATTTCATTCTGAATCTCGGGCGTCAACGTGCTAAACGTTGCCTGGTGTTCCTTTTTCCAGCTTGAGGGCGGCTTTAAAGCTTCAACAGGATTTTCTTCTACCTCATCAACTTCAACAGGCTTTTCTTCTACCTCATCGCCTGATTCCCTTGCTTGAATTTCTTGCCATTTTTCAGCAATTGAAGTATCGATGTCAAAATCTTCACTTTCAGAATCATCAGCTGTTAAGTCTAATTCATTCTCATCCATCTTTATTTACCTCGCCAGAGCGCGTCGTTGTTGTTCGTTAAGTTTCATAAATTGCTGTTCGGCTATGGAAAAGACAAACTTATCTGTTTTTTCGTCTTCGTATGCCCTTTGTCTTGCGCATTCCTTTTTTTCCTGATCCATACCTTCCCAGTCCCTGCATCCTGATGCCTTTAAATCGGCTCTCTTTTGTTTTCTACCGTCAACCCATAGACCTGTAGCTGGCGATACGTAGCCTTCTATATCTGGGAGGATTGCCGGTGCGTTACATTCATGCTTTTTGTATTCACTGGCAGGTATGAGTTTTAATGTTTTTCTATCTTGAATATACAACATAA